AATTCTACTTGCATTCTTTTTTGAAACTCTCTAGAAACATATCCCTCGACGGGATGTGGCTCAGTTTGGTAGAGCGCTGCGTTCGGGACGCAGAGACCGCGCGTTCAAATCGCGCCATCCCGACCAAGTAAATCAAGGGGTTATGGTGTTAAGCACCATGACCCCTTCTTTTTTTTATACCCTATTTCTACCCTCCAGCAAAAAAAATGAGAATCGTCTCAAACGGTTCTCGTCATAATTTTCTACCCTCCCCTAGAGCAAAAAAAAAGACCCCCCGCTTTCCGGCCAAGGATAGAAGCGAGGGGTCAAGCCATGAAAGTGAAGAGAGAAGGGGCTGGAGGTAGTAGCCTTCTCTCCCCTTTTTCACCGTACAGGTCAGACGGTGAATTTATTTCAAAAGGGTTTCTATGGACTTAAACAAAAGGCCACAACGGGGACATCTGTGGTAGCGTTCTCGAACGTCTCCCGTCCATGGCTTGGTCACATAGATTCCCTTTGTTTTTGATAATTGATTCCCGCATGCCGGGCAGGTCACGCCGTCCCTGGGGCAGTAATCAACCCCCGGCGTGTCCTGCGCAAGGGCAATAATCTTGCGCAAGACATCAAGGGGGACGTTCATGATTATGCGCCGCCGTCGTTCATGTAGAGAGCTCGATAGTCAACGGCCTTGGCCGCGCAATCGATCCGGACCTTGTATTCCAAGGCGTCAACCTCAAAGCCGTCCTTGGTCTCGAGGTAGGGCTTTTCGTTGCCGTTCAAGAAGAACATGGTCACGGTCTTTCCCTTGGGGCCTGCCAGGTACCAACCGTTGGCATCGTCGCCGTCCAGACGGGCATCGTAGACGCGCTGGAAGTAGTCGCCTGCATACGGGTTGATCATGTTCGGCGTAGCCTGGGTGCCTTCCAAAGTGGAGCGGAAAAGCTGCTCACACGATCCTTCCAGGGCAACCGGGGCAATGAAGAAACGGGGCCTGATATTCAGCACACGGATTCCGGCAATGTCCTTCTGGATCTTCATTGCAGCGATAGCAGAGGCCAGTGTGGAGATGGACGGAGCGCCGCCTGTACCCGCCAGGTTGCCATGATCGGCATGAAACAAAGGGGTTCCGTCTGCCATGTTTGCATTGGCTGTGAGGACCGCATACGCGCAGTCACAAACCTTTCGGGCCGCTGCTTCACCGTGGGCTTTGGGAATGTCAGTCAGGGCGGCAAGATCATCATTGATGATCGCCTGCCGGGTGATGGCGAACAATCGGCCATAGGTGGCAAGCTGGACCTGCTCACGTTCCTCGTCACGGGTCCCGTAGGTATATTCCCCGGCTTCCAGGACTTCTTCCAGGTCGGACATTTCCGAAGGCCTGACGATGGAAAGCTGCTTGAAATCGGAGATGGAACCGGTCCCGCACCATACCTTCCAGGATGAATTATCATCACCCTCATATCCGGCCAGAAGGGACTTGTTGGCGGTGTTGGCCAGGATCTTCGGAAAGTCGGAGCTGGTCATTGCACGTCCGACCATGGCCAGGGGTGAACCCTGGGGACGCTGGCCGGAACGAATGAGGCATTCCCGGGCCATGTCGCGGAGTGTATGGCTGGCCAGGTCTGCTGCTTCCTCGTGCTTGTCGGAGATACCCGCCCGGACCAGAAGTGCTTCCTGGGCGGCTCCTCGGAACTTCTCGTCATCGGTGAGACCCATTTCCACACGGGCCGCCGGGGCCTTGCGATCTTGGGCCATTCTTTCAAGGACCTGGCTCTGGAAGTCGGCCACGGTCACACCGGAGCGGATCGCTTCCCGGGCTTCGGTCTGGCAGTCGAACTGATCGCCAAGACCCATGATAGCATCCGCTCTGGTCCGTTCCTGGGCCAGAAGGTCCTTGTCCTGGGGGGTGTTGTCTGTAGGTTTGGGCATGTCTGGAACCTCCTGATAGGTCCGTGCTTTTGCCTGGTCGTCTGCTCCAATGGGGGTGATGCTCAATTCCTTGAGCTCCCACTCGGTGGAGACCTTGACCGGGCCTGTAAATGTTTTGCCTTCGATGGTCTGCTGCTCCCCTTCGGGCACAAAGACCGCCTTGGTCACGATATAGCCGATGGAAAAATCAGTGAGATGTCCTTCGGCTGTCTTGGTATATGCGTCATAACCGGCCTGGACGCGGGAGAAGGTCACGCTTCCAATCATCCGATCATCTTCCAATCTGATGTCGGAGACGGAACCAAGGACCTTTTCCACGCCGTCCCACCTGTTGTGATTGTCGAGCAAAGGGACCTGATCCGGGTATGTCGCCCCCTTCATGAGAAGGACTTCATCGATGACCCCGTGGTCCCAATCAAAAACCCTGACAGGGGTCTCGGTGGTCATGACCGCTTCAACGGTCCGGGACTCTTCATCCAGGGTGGCCGGGGCCTTCCCGGTCAATGGCATCTTTCGGGTTGTGATCTTTGGCATTATTCATCCTCGATGGTTGCCGGGTTGCTGGCCAGGGCCGTGTTGACTTCCCCGCGTGAGAGACCGCGCTTTTTGGCCATTTCTTCGGCCTGCTGGATCTCGTCCAAGATTTCTTCGTAATCGCGCCCCCGGGCCGCTGCTATCTCCTGGGGAGACCTGAGCAGGCTGTCGAGCTGGTCAACGTGGGCCTTGGATTCCTTCAAGGGGTCGATGGGCTCCATGCCTGGGACAATCCACTTGCAGGCATGAAACCTTCTGGGATCATCCCAATATCCGGGGATCTGGAGCTTGTTTGTCAAAACGGCCTGATTCATGACCTCATGGAAAACCGGCTTGCAGAGCTGGTTGATGATGCGTCCCTGGGGGACCTTCAAGGCTTGGGCAAGGTCGTTCCGGCATACGCGCATGGTTGAATAATTGATCCCCGTGTAATCACCGGAAAGAAGCTCGTAGGGAACGCCGGTGGAAACGGAGAGCATACGCAGGATCAATTTGACAAAAGGCTCAAAATTGTCCCCGGGCCGGTTGTGGCTGGCCAGGTTCACCTTTTCACCGGGCCGGAGATATTCCAGCACGGCATTTTCCAGCTCATCTTCCCGCTGGCCTGATTCGGGGTTCACTCCGATTCCGTGGGCTGTCTGGTAGGCTGCAATGTCCGGGGCCTCAATAAAGGCCAAGTACTTTGCCGCCATTTTCGCGCCCTCGAGCTCGGCGTCCAGATATTCGGCCAGGTCGTGAGCGCAAAGAACGCCCGGGGCAAAGGGTGAGATCCCCCGGAGCTGGCCAGGGCGAACCATCTTGAAACCGTGGACCACCTGGGCCGCCGGGATGCGTAGGGGCTTGGTGTCGGACTCGAACCAGTAGAATTTCACTTCCCCGGTGGATGGGTCGTACTCCACGCCCTGGTCGATGGTGTTCTGTTTGTTCGGTGATGTGCCCAGGTCGGTGAGGCGGTCGGACTCGATGACCTGCAATGCAAAGGGCAGGAAGCGCTTGGGGTCCTTGGACTGTCTGAGAATAAAGAAAAATTCGCCGTTTTCGCACTCCTGCCGAACTGCAAGCTGACAAATATCGGGGAAGGACAAACGGCCTGTGATGTCGGCCTGCTCGGACCAGCGTTTCCATGCGTCCTCGATGCGGGATCTAAGCGCCGGATCCGCCTTGGACTGGAAGTTGATTCCCTGCCCCACGGTGAGTGAAACAAGCTGATCCACTGCACGGCTGAAATAGGGAAAATCCCGGACAAGCTGCCGGACACGTTCCCTGACCTTCTGGGAGGAAACCCGGATCTCGTCATTGACCGTGGATTCGACCGGAGACCATGCGCCGGTTTTCCTGCCGGACTTGGCCGCCGCGTACATCCGTTCACCTTTGACCATGCGCCGGGCCAGGGTGCGGGAAAGCTCGGCCTTGGGGCTGAATAGTCCAATGAGGCGGTCAATGGCCTTGCCTACCATCTGGAACCCCCTCTGGCATACGCTCGGCCAATGGGGGCCGCTGTGCTCTGGCTCTCCAGCTCGGCCCGGTGCTCCACTTCACGGAACATGGACATGAAATCGGAGAAGGTCCGGTATTCGGTTTCAACGTCACCGATCTGGTAGCGCTTCATCCTCCACATTCCGGATGCCATATCGTTTCTCAGTTCTGTGAGAAGGGCCGTCCAAGTAGTAAAAGCCATGCAATACACTCCTGTTTTCTCGGGGTGTAGCATGGCTTTTATGGTTTTTTGGTAATTTACTAAATTTAGGGATGATCTAGGCTGAATTTACCATTGATTTCGTGTTGTTTTGCTTGACACGTTCTGTAATCTGCTCCCGCCTCCACCTGTCTATAAGAAAGGTGTCGCTCTCCCAGATCCCGCCGATCTTCGAGGCCGGGAAACCCATATTCCGAATCCAATCAAGAATCGTGACCGAGGATCGCCGGACATATTCCCCGATCTCATCCATTCCCGAAAGGGGTCTGCCCTGGGGGGCGTCACCACCATTTTGTTGAAGGTCGTCGTTTCTTTTGGGGGTTCTGCTTGATTTGCTCATGGTTCGCGCTCCTGTTGATGAATCGGATTCCCTGGATGTCTGCCGCTGCCAGACAGTAAACTTCACAATCCCACAAATGATTTGCCTTGTGCCTGGGGCATTGCCAGTGCCCTTTTTCGTCTTTGTATTCCGCTGTCATCTGGGCCAGGTAATCCCCGCTCACTTCTTCATGAAGATGGAAGAAACCGGGGCTCCCGGGCTCGAGGTTTAGTTTCCCTGCCAAAAGATCCTTGTAATACGTCACGTCCAACCGCATGAGCTGGAGACCGCCGGGCACGGGGTATTTCTTGCCGTCTCGCCTGGGGATGCTGTCCAGGACGGAGACCGACCAGGGCCGCCCGGCAAGTCTGATCTCCCCTTTGATGGGTACGAACAAGGGATGACTTCTGGCCAGCTCGTAGATTTCCCCGGTACGGTGGCCGCCTGAGTCGATGAAGACGCGAGAAACCGCATACAGATTCCCCCTGCTGTCCTGGTAGCGGGATTCACTGGCAATGGTCCGCAAGGTCTCCAGGTCCGGGCAAAAGCCTTCCCTGATCAACCAGGATTCAAGATCCCTTCCCCATGCTCGGACCACATACCAAAAACCGTTGTCCTGGGTGTCCGCCCCCATGGTCAGAGCAAGAACTCCATCGTCCGGAATCTGGCCGGGTTGCCGCTTGTCACATAGCCGTTGCAGATCGTGAGCGCTCCGCCGCTTGACGTGCTCGTCTTCAATCCAGGGTTCGGCAAGGGAACTGTTGATGAAGTTGTGCAGGCTCCCTGTCGCGCCGGTCTTGGCCTCGGCCTTGGCCAGAAGGAACTTGCCCACGAGATCCCCCCACCTGGTCCATGGGCTGTAGAGTTCGCTCAGGTGGTAGCTTCGGTGATTTGCCGGGGCATCTTCGTTTTCTGCGATCCATGACCCCTTGGACAGAAGGGTTGACTTGTCGCGCTCGGTGATCCGTCCCTGACAGTGAGGACATTCGAGATAGACCGACCCCTTCACCTCTTCCAGGTGGTCGGACTTCTTCCATTTGATCATGGGCCACGTCATGACAAACAGGCTGCCGCAATGGGGGCACGGGACATAGAAACGGCACTGTGACCCGGCCTTGAAATTCGTCCATATCGGGGCCGTCTCGATGGTCGGGGTGGATGCAAGGATGATCTTGTGAGACCGGTAGGATTTGACGCGCTCAAGGGCCAGGGACAGGGCGTCTGCTTCCCGCTTGGACTGATCCGGCCATTTGTCCACTTCGTCGGCCATAAGATATTTAATGGGCCTCGATGCGAGTTGTGAAGGACTTCCCGCCCCCTGGAGGTAGAGGGACAGGCGATCCAGAATCATTTCCGTGGAGTTGAAATCAAACCTGTTGCCGGACTTGTGCCGGGCCAGACAGGGGCAATCCTCGATCAAGGGTTGCAGGCGATTCTTGGAAAAGGAACGGGCCGCATCCATGCTGCTCTGGACCAGAAGGACCGGCCCGGGGTCCTGGTCGATAGCATAGCCAAGCATGACCATAAGGGTGGTGGTCTTTGCGCTTTGCGCTGAAAAACAAAGGGTGATCCGCCTGATTGCCGGGTCCTGGAAGTCTTCCAGGGGTCCCCGGACATACGGGGTGTGCCGTGTCCGATATTTCCCCGGGTAGGCTGTTGCCCTGGCTGAAAGCTCCAGGTGTTCCTCGGCCCACTCCCAGGTGTTCAAACAGGCAGGCGGGGTCCAATTGTCGGACCACCAATCATCCAGCGTCTTGCAGCTTTCCAAGAGCATCCCGGACCTCTTCGGTCAGTCGTTTCTGTATTTCCGGCCAGGGTAGGCCTTCGAGCTCGGGTGATACCTTTCCGGGCATATCCAGAAGGGTTGACTTGGTGGCCTCGATCTTCCGGGCCAACCAGGTTTTGACCTCCAGGGCCGGGAGAAGGTCACGCCGTTGGGTGAGATGGTCGGTCAAATTTTTTTCGGCCTTGCGCAAGAGATCCAGAGCCGTCTGCCAATCCTTGAAGAAAACCGGGGATTCCTTCCTGTTTGCGTTGAAGCTCTCTTGCCACTTGGCAAAGGTGGCCTGTTCTGCCTGCCGGAGACGTTCCAGGGCCGCCTCCAGGCCGATCTCCTGGTTGCCGGTCTCCCTGGTCACGGGCTCGATGATTTCCGGAACGAGGGTGCCGTCACGATCCCGAAGGATCTCTGCCGCCCTGATTGCCAGCTCCCGAGATCTCGGGCCACTGGACCGTCGATTGACCAGCCATTCACACCATGCGTAAAGGGGCCATGTCGCACTTTTGCCCGTTCCCCTGGGGGCAGGTCCGCCCTGGTTCCGGAGCTTCCGAAAAAGCGGGTACCCAATCTGGAGGGCATCCAGTATTTCCTGCCGGGTGATGTATCGTTCGTGCTCCATTTTGCGCTTTCCGTGTTACTCAAGGTTTTGGGAATGTCTCATGGGGAAATATCGCGCTGCAGGCGACCCCTGCTAAATGACAGCCAGTAAGGACCCACGGCCTTCCTGCTCTCTTTGCTTGCATACGTTTTTTCATTTCGTGTAACTCACTGCATACGATCAATCGTCCATCTCCTGTTCATCTCGCCGCCGGTCCATCTCCTCTTCTGCATGAATGAGGGCTGCCCGTTCGTACTCCCGCAGGGCTTTCAGCGCATCTGTAAAGCTCGGGTACCAGGTGCCTTGGAATCGTGCTTCACCCGTCACCTGATCAATCCTGATGCCGTTAAGGGTGGTGGTCCACTCGTCGGTCATGACCGCCTCATGTCTGAGTTAGTAAATTTCAAAAAACTTTTTTGGCTTATTAGCTACATGATGCGGATTGATGGAGAATGTAACAAATGGCCAGTCAGGACCGATCTGCAAATGTCGCACGCCAAAACGCCAATTTATCCATAGGTTGCTCATGACTGCCTCATGTCTGCAAGTGCTCGGGTGAGATCCATTGATGCCCGGCGAACCGCGCCGGTCTCCTTGTTGCCGTATGAAATGGCATACTCATTGTTCCCACATAAATCCTTGAGGGTCTTCACTCGCTGCAAAAAACGCTTGGCCTCGGCCTCTGCCGTGCTGATCTTCGTCAAAAGCATAGTGGATCTCCTATTGTTTCCGTGACCACCAAGCCAAGAGCAAGGCATCTGCCCGGTTGTGGTCTTTCTTCCTGGTCAGTGGTGCATCCGGGAACAAGCGCCGGGCCACGGCAAGGGACCTGCTCTTGGTGTCCGGGCCGTCACTCGGTCGGACAAGTCCCCTCTGCCACTCACGGGGCCGGGGCATGAGGAAGGGGATTCCAAGGGCTGCAAGGATTCCCTGCCAGGTTCCGAAGTTCTCCCCGAAGTGAAACACGCTGGTCACTCCCTGCTTGGGCATGGCATGGACGCTTTCCAGGGCCGCAAGTCGAACATCGTAGTCAAACCTCCAGTCGGTGAGCCTGTCCACGACCAGGGCGGGACTCCCGGGCCAGTCAAGAAGCTCCTGCCCCTCGTCGTGAATGAGGGCTGCCGCGCCGGTCTTCCCGGGATCAACGCCGATCCAGGCAATAGGCTTGATCATGCTTCGATCCCCCGCCGCTTGAGCTCGGCCAGAAGTTCCCGCTTCCGGCCTGCAAGATGGGCGTGTTGTCGATCCTGACCAGGGCCGAAACGGTTTATCCGGTCGGCGTGTGTGCTCACTCCCTTGAGGCTGTCCAGCTCGGTCTTGAGCTGTTCGTCGGTACGCTCGGCCAGTCGGTTGACCAGGGGCCGGTTCTGTTTCCTGTGCAGGTGATCTTTGAGAAGTTCCAGACTGTCCGTGCAAAGTCTGTTCAAGGACATCCTGAATGATCGCCCGACCTGATCCGGGAACGGTTCCACGAGTTCCGGCAATTCGCTTCGCCGGATCTCCTCGATCCGCTGTTGAAGGGTTTCAATCTCACTCATGGTCGGTTCTCCACTAAAAGGGTTCATTTTCCTGGTATTGCGGACCCGGGGCCGGGTTGCCATTCAGGGCGTCGATGATCTGTCCGGCTTCCCGCCGGGAGATCGTTTTCAAGCTCTCGATCTGCCGCCCAATGGTCTGTGATGCAAAGGCGTGAGGGTCCACCTGCTTCTTGCTGCATATTGCATGAATCGCCTTGACCTGTTTTTCGGTGGCCATATCGCCGCCCTGGGGCTGGCCTTGGGGGGCCTGTCGGGGTGGCTGTTGCTGCCTTGGAGGGGCCTGGGTAGCTGGACCGCTTGAGGCCGCGCCGTCATCATCGTCCGTGGAGATCCCGACCAGGGCAGAAAGACCATACCGCCGCCCGTAGCTGATCGCGCTCCCCATTGCCTGGGCCGCATTGACTCCCTTGTTCCCCCCTGCCGGAACGGTCAGCTCGGACCGGATCCACTCGCCGGACTCATGCAGAAGTACGGAGACAATTTTCACCTCGTTGGGTGAAACCGATTTCGTGAGCTGCGCAACGGACAAGCCATTTTCCCCGAGGGGTTTTCGACATGCCGCCCAACAAGATGTCAGGTCGGCATATCGATTCCCCAGGTGGGGGTTTTGCGCATCCTTCCGGGCCGCCTCCATGCCAAGCTGTGCCTTGGCCAGGGCTGCCGCCAATTTCCCGATGGTCGGTGACTGATCCGCCGGGCCATGTAACGGGGCAGGTGGTGGGCACGATGGCCGTGTGGTGGATGGCTGTTCATTCTGCATGCTCAAACCTCGAATTTTCTCATTGCCCGTTCAAAAAGAATGGTCCGGGCCGTGATCAAGTCGTTTGCCCTGCTCACTTTGTCGCTGAGTTCCCGCAGCTTCTCTTCCAGCTCTTCCGCTTCAAGGTCCTGGTCGGTCGCCTTGATCGACTCCAGGGCAACCGTTGCAAGATCCGCCTGGGCCTCTGTCAGTCCTGCCAAAAACTTCGTCGTTTCAAGAGTCATCCTATCTCTCCCGTTCTGCTTCCTGAATGTCTTCATGAAGCTGTTTCAAGTCTTCCAAGATGGATTCCGTCAAGCATACTGCCGCCGCCTGTTCCATGTTTATATCCGGATCAACCTCTCCCATACGAAACAAGCCTTCTCTGAGCGCCTTAGCCTTTTGAATTGTGAGCCCTGGCCAGATACTTGAAATCGGTGCGGTCATGACAAAATCTCCTGTTTTACAAGTTTTTTGGGGGCTGAATAAAGGCCGTATGTGGAATCCGACTGAATCGAATATCCTTCGGCGTCCAAAAGATCGGCCAGGACGTGCATGTGCTCCCGGGCCAGTGCGATACATGCCCGGATGACCTGATCCGGATTCTCCAAATCGTCATGTACGGCCATGGCCTGGGCCAGATCATCGATGGGTGAAAGTAATTTGTCGAAAAAATCGATTGGCGCTTCTTTTTGAGTCATGGTTCCATCTCCTTGTTTGTTTATATGACTGCCCTAAAATCTACTCCACCACGGTCTTGGTCATCATGGCTGGAAAACGCCACGGCCTCCACTATCCAGCCGTTGGTCTCTAGGTCGGCCTTGCAGGTCATGGGCATGGCCGGAAAGTCGTTCGCCGCTTTGCCGCACGAACACCGAAAGGCCGCTGTCAAAAGCCGATTGTCACGCCAAGTCCAGGCATAGAGCACACCGTCGAGGCAGTCGTGACAGTCTCTGCACTGCTGGTTGATGGGCAGGAGCTTGTCCGGGTTTTCGCTTTTCCATCCTGGCCAGAGCTCCAGCATGGTCTTGCTTAGATTGCGGGGAAAGAACTCATTATTTCGTTTGATCTGGCCAGCCATCCAACCCAACGATTCGCTCGGTAAGTCCTTCACCTGGTCAAACCATGACGTCAGCCTCATTTTCGTTTGCTGTCCAGGTTCGACGTATTTCTCTTGACCAAAATGCAAGGCCAAGCTTTTGACGAAATCAGAAAAGGCACTCTTGTTCATTTTGAACCTTCCTGTTGTCATATTTCCCCTCGATGGTTTTGATCATGTTTTTTTCGACCAAGAGCCACTCGAGGTCTGCCCGGAATCCCCGGTCATTCTCGCCGCGCAAAAATCCACTTTCCTTAACTCTCCCGAAGTATCCCTTCCACCATTCCAGGGATTGACGATCCCTGTCTTCTCGCCATCGGGCCTGGAGTAGTCGTTTTCGCCTGTCTGACCACTTTTGGATTCTAGGCAGGCCGGGGAGAGTCGCGTGGTAAAGGGATACAATATCCTGATGAGGACAAGGTGGAGTCACGGGGGGGACCGGCGTCAGCAGGTCTATGTCTTTCTTCTTTTCATGTTTTACATTCTTTACATTCTTGTCTGTGGCCCTTTGCTGGCCCTTTGCTGGCCCTTTGCTGGTCGTTTTGCTGGCCCCTTCGCTTTGTCTTTCTTGATAAAAATCCCAGTTTACAACGGTTAACACAGAATATTTGCTGGCCGTTTTGATGGTCACATTTTCCAAAGACTTCAAACAGTCCAAACAGGTCCGAACACTTTTTTCCGACAAACCAGTTTCCGCCGCTGCCTTCTTCCGGCCAAAGATGAACTGACCGGGTAGTAGGGGGATTTCTTGGAAACCGACCAGAGCCACACGTTCCTTGTGAGAGGCCTTCATCAGGCACCACGCCCAAAACCTGAACAGCTTGGGATTCTGCCAAACAGGGGATTTCAGCGTTTTCCGCCAAAGTTTGACGTATCCTGTGTTCATAGATTCCTATCCCTGGTCCTGGGGCTTCCATGTGCCGTTTATCACGGCGTCCGTTTCCGATTTCCGCCACCTCACGCAGCGACAAGACAACCTGAGGGGCTGAGGAAAGTCGCCGCGCTGCATCCACCTATAGACAGTTGACGCAGACTTGACGCGGAATTTTTTCAGAACGGTGGAGATGTCCTCGAGGGGACCGTCGATGTTCATTGTCATGGTCATGTCTCCTGTATTATCGGTGGGTTTCCATGCGGGATTCAATCCAATTGATGAAAGCAACAAGCTCATAATAGCAACGGCTGCCGATCCTGACGTATTCAGCGCCGCCGCCTCTGGAACGAAGCGTTTCAAGGTAGGTTTTGGTAAGGCGGGATATGGCCGCCGCGTCTTCAGTGGTGAGAAGTCGGTCGGGGTGTCTCGGGGCATGCACTGCCCAAAGCGCTTGACCAATGGGGGTGTTGAAGATAGGTTGCTTCATCTCGTATTCCTTTTTTTCGGGAGGGACTTCCCGCCCCTCCCTAGTTCTTGGCTCGATAGTTGGCGCTATCGGGCCTTTTTTGTTGCCTGGATGAGACTTGCCCGAAGTTGCCGGGCTGGCACCTCGTATCGCCGCCCGCGCACACAAAAAATTATCCTGCCTTCTCCTTGGCCGGGGTGTGTGCGGGTGGCGGTGTCCCGTGGGGTGTTGGTCGGTGTCATCATGCCATTATCTCCCGGACCTTTTCGAGAAGGTCATCGATGCCATGGGCCGCCGTAGTCTGGGTCCGGGGTGTGTACGGGTTGTCCGGGTTCGGGGTGCCGATGACCAGGAAATAAGGCTCATAGTCCCCGCCAGGCTTGATGATCCGCAGTTCCTTTTCACAATCGACTTCGGCTTTCATAGGTTTGTCCTCCTTGATTTGGGTGTTTTTGTTTGCATCACTTTGATAGGTCATGACCTAAAATAGGGATGCATACATGTCAAGCATCTTGGTGTAAAAAAATAAACCAAACACAAAAGGGGGACTCATGAAAAGCCACGTCAAAAAAATGATGGAGCAAAAAGGTTTAACACTTCGAGAAGTTATGACTGAAGCAGGTATCGCAAACAAAACGATCCTCTTTGCCAGATCGGACCAAAAAATTGAAACATGCACGCTACGGACACTAAAAAAAATTGCCCGTGTTCTCGAAGTCTCCGTTAATGATCTTTTCACTGACGACCCCGACACCGACTAACCTATGGAATCCACGGTCTTGACCATGGGCACGCTCTCTATGAACTGGTCCAATGCCGCCTGCGGATACAAGATCCGGTTTGCGATTTTTTTATACGCCGGGCCTCTGCCGTAATGCCGCCACGTATTCAGAGTCCCCACGGAAAAAGGGGCTCCCCTCTCCGCTAGGTATTCCGCTGCTTGGCGGGGTGGATAATGTTTCTCTATTGCCACGTTTCCCCCCATGAAAAATTTGGCCAAAAAAAACGCCGTTGATGTCAATCAACGACGTTTTACCATGGTTAAAAACGAGGGGAAGGGTTCCCCACACATTTTGCAAACCCTCTAAGAGGGCCTGTATCATTCCATATATTTACCTTCTTTCCTATATTCCTCCTGTGCATCATTATAGATAGACAAATCTTTCGAAAAATCAAATACTTGTAGTCGGTGAGAGGGATTAACGGTAGAATACTTTATTTTTAAACCAGTCTCTATAAAAGGGTCCCAAATATCTTTCTTGCTGACAATATCTAATTTTATGCATGATTCTTTAAATGTTTCTGTCAGAATAAGAACTTGGTAAAAATTTTCTAACATATAATTTTCATAGGATGGGTCACATAAAGGCTTTTGCATTAAGTCCCTCGAAACAAGGAAAGAAAAAGCTCCCCATAGAGGCAATACGGATCTAAACTTTTGATAATGTTTTTGTGCGTCAGAGAATGGATAATCAATAAATTTTTTTCTAATTTTTTTAGTGAAAGCAACGGCCTTTCTTAAAGATGTTTTTGATCTATAATTTTCATTCTGAGAAAGTCTATCCATAACTCCAAAAGAAATGTAGTTGTACAGAACCAAACCTGCAACGAATCCTTGTTTTCTATTTGCAACATTTTGTTTTATAAATTTATCATTAACTTTAAAAGTATCACAAGATTCAAGCATTGCTGATATAATAAGGTGCCTATAAACTTCTCTATCATCTTTTTCGTGTGGATAAAACATCATTGAAATGACATCGGCAAAGTCCAGAACGGCAAAACTCGTCTGGTCTTCAAGGACAGGTATCTTCATCTCACCTTTTGTTATTATATGCATGCCCACCTACCCTACGCTTGGATTTTCCTTTTGACCACTATCAAGAAACTTCTCGCCTGTAGTTCTCTGTATCTCGAACAACTCCGTAGCCGTGTCACTTGCTTCCCGTTTGGTGTCGGGCAAAAATTGAGCATATCGCCTGGTCATGTCGATGGACTTGTGCGTCAATAGCTCCCCGATCATGTCCAAGGATACCTTGCCGCTGTTTGCCAGGGTGACGGCGAAATGATGACGGAGACCGTGGAACATTCGGAAGCTCTTGGGCAACCCGGCTGCCTCTTTGATCCTTTTCGCTGCTGAGCATTGCTTCCTCTGTCTTCCGTCGATACCCGGAAAGACGTATGGGCTGTCCGGGAAGTGTTTGTTATTGTCTGCAAGCTGCTCTTGGAACAGTCCCCTGACTGCCTGATTCATGGGAATGGAAACAGTCTTTCCACCCTTGGGATTCCGAAGGGTGATAGCCTTCTGTATGAAATCAAGGTCCCGCTTCTCCAGCTTGAAAATTTCTCCGCGCCTCATGCCGGTGAGCATGGCCGTTCTTATTATCCGGACCGCTGGCTTGTTCGGCCAGTTGTCCAGAACATCCATGAGTCGGGCCACTTCTTCCGGTTGCAGGTACTCCACCACCTCGTTGTTGCGCTGGGGCATCTTGATGACAAAATCCAATCGTGGACACATGCCTGTCCGAAATCCAAAATTGATGATCCGCCGGGTGATCTCCAGAGCTCCCCATATGGTGGCCGGGGCCATGCCCTTCATTTCCTTCTCAATGCGTTTCATGTCCAGAACACAAAGCTGACCGATGGTCTTCTTGCCGATCAACTGCTTGACGTGATTGTTGTAGCGGCCCTGGTCAATACGCTTGGCGTGATCTGTTCCACCACGCTGCTTGAAATATTCTTCAGAGATATAATCCAGGGTCCTGTTCTTGATGGCGAACTCTTCCCGGATCTCTTTTGCGGTCTTGACCTCACCGCAATGGCGCTTTTCCCTGATCCGTTTGGAGCGTACCTCAAACGCAACAGGGGCCGTGTACCCTTCGGACTTCAGACCGATCTTTTCCCAGATTTTCTTCCCGTCGATCTTGTAGGTGATATAAAAACACACGTCCGGCTTGCCCCTGACCTTCTGGTTTGTCTCGTAGCAGTAAACGCCGGGCCAATTGTTCTTATCCGCCCGTTTCATCTTGCTTTTTTTGGTCATTGCGCCTCTCGGTCTCTGCGTAGTGAATTCGTGGGAACGCAGCGAGTGTTTAACATCGGTTTTTTTATACCTTATTTCTACCCCCCAGCAAAAAAAAGGTCAAATTGTATAAAAACCGAATGAAAACTCGGGCGCGAGTGATCATTAAAATCTTCATTTATTTCAAATGCTAACAAAGCAAATTAAATTTAGTTACACATTGTTAAAAACGGCTTTGGGGGCGTTCGGGACGCAGAGACCGCGCGTTCAAATCGCGCCATCCCGACCATAAAATCAAAGGCTTACGAAAAACAGATTTCGTAAGCCTTTTTTTGTTGCCCAAAACCGCTCATGCGAAAAGAAGAGC